CAGATAATCCTGACCGTCTGCGGGGCGCGGGACTCGACCTAGTGGTGCCGGACGAGATGGCGTACCAGGACCCAGCGGTGTGGCCAACCATTCGTCCTGCGCTCTCGGATAAGCAAGGCCGAGCATTGCTCATCTCAACACCAGCTGGCTACAATCATTTTTACAATTTGTATCTCGCCGCCCAAAATTCTCCTGATTGGTCTGTGCATACATACACAACGCTTGAGGGTGGCAACGTGCCGCCTGAGGGAATTGAGGCGGCCAAGCACGACATGGACGAGCGCACGTTCCGCCAGGAGTATGAGGCATCTTTTGAGTCGCTCGCGGGGCGCGTCTACTACGCCTTCGACCGGCGGCCATATCCGCAAGGCAACGTCTCTGACGTCAAAGATATCCCCGGCGCGCCGATCCTTGTCGGCATGGACTTTAATATTAACCCAATGAGTGCGGTTTTCGCGGTGCGCGCGGGCGGTCAAATCCATATCATCGGCGAGGCGACGATAGATAATGGCAACACGGACGAGATGGTACACTTAATCAAGTCGCGCTATCCTAACAGGACAGTGAGAGTCTATCCCGACCCCACCGGTAATGCGCGCAAGACAAGTGCGCCCGTGGGACAGACTGATTTTACCATCCTGCGGCAGGCAGGCTTTCAAGTGCTTGCGCCGTCGCATCCGTACATGGTCGTTGACAAAATCAACACGGTCAACACAGGGCTACGCACGGCGGCGGGCGACAAGCGCGTGCTAATCAATCCTACCTGCCGACAATTGACGATGGCGCTTGACGGGCTAACCTATGTCGAGGGCACCAACGAGCCGGACAAGTCGTCGGGGCTCGACCATATCACTGACGCACTGGGCTATTTGCTTTTGTGGGAGTTACCCTTGCGTGGTTCGGGCGGAGCGATTACACTGGGGGCTATATGACAGAGTTAGAGCGACGATTACAGGCAACGCATCCAGAGTATACAAGACGACTCCCAGAGTGGACTAAGGCGCGAGACTTTGCGACAGGCGTCAACGCCATGCGCGCGCATGACTTAGCACTATGGGCGCAAGGTTGCGCGTCGGTTGTGCGCGATGCGTCTGGCGTGTCAAGGCTACCTATTGCGGGTTCGCAGTTCGCCACTATCGCGCAGTCGGCGTACATCCTACCTACGTCTGACCGCATGACCTATACCGAATATGTTTTGTATCTTTTACGTGGTCATTGCCCATCATACGTCGCACTCACACGGTCGGGCTATCTAGGGCTTATCTTTTCGACTCCGCCACTGGTTGAGTTACCGCCATCCTGTCCATTGATTGATGACGCTGACCTGCAAGAGACGCCGCTCGCAGAGTTTGTAGAGGACGTCCTTGCGGAAGTGCTGACCGTTGGGCGTCATGGTGTACTACTTGATACACCGCCCGTCAATCAGGCTGGCATAACGGTTGCGGACGCTGAGCGTATGGGCCTGCGCCCGTATGCCGCATCCTATAAGGCAGAGGACATCTTAGACTGGCGAGAGGCGCGCGTCGGTGGGCGTCTTGTGCCTGTGTACTATAAGTTGCGCGAGCGTGTGCGCCGTGCCGATGGCTACGATTATGACTACCGCGAGCTAGTGCTAGAGGATGGACAGTACAAGCAGGTGTTTTATACACGTCAAAGCCTTGACGGTGACTATAGCGCGACCGAGATAGTGCCACTCAAGGGCGGTAGACCGCTGGATAGCATACCGTTCTACATGTACTCGCCCCGCGGCGGAAAGCGTGATATTGAGACTCCGCCGCTGAACGATTTGATCGACCTAATGCATGAGTACTATCAATGGGCGGTGGAGTTTGCCAACGCGTGCTTTGCGGTAGGAATCCCAACAGCGGCCTTTTTCGGGTTTACCGACGAGGAAGTGCAAGGCATTACGCTAGGCGGGCTTAATGGGATCCATTCGGTCAACGAAAATGCGGACGCGAAATATTTAGAGTTTACTGGGCAAGGGCTAGATGCTTTAGCGGCACGCGGTATCTCAATCATGACGAACATTGCGAAATTCGGTGGGCGGATGCTGACGCAGGAC